CAGTTCCTTTTTTCGGGTCACTTTTTCAGGTCGGGGTCATAACGACCGAGCGTCATCCGGCAGCGGCGGTTGACTTCACTTTTGGACACGCGGGCCACCGCTGCTCGCCTTGGAATGACTGGATATGCGTCTTTGTTCCACAATACCGCAAATGGACCGCGACATGCTTGACCTGCTGGCAGTGTTGGCTGACGAGTTCATCGACAAGCCGGGAATTCAGTTCCGGATCGGCGAGTTGATCCATCGTATTGAGCTACGGAATGTTGACGCGGGGACATACTCCGCTGAAGAACTGGAATGCATGGGTGCTGACGGCCTGTCGCTGTTGGCGGGTGCTGACGCGTAACGCCACAAGGTCAGCGGGCCGCCGCTGAGGAGAAACAATATGAGTGAAACGCCTTCCGGCGGCTCCGCTGCACCGCCTGGTTCTACTGCTTCGATCGAAGTACAGGCGGCGAAGATGCTGATTGAGCAGCTCGGAGTCGAACGGGCTGCGGACTTTATTGTGCGACCGCAAGAGGCTGTCGACGGGCTGTCGAGCAACAATAGGGCATTTGCTGAATCGTTTCAGATATTGCTGGCGAAGCAGTACAGATTGGAATCATCACTTCGCGAGCTGATTCAGGCGATGCACGATTACGAGATGAATGTTGATGTCGAACGACCAGCAAAGCACATCCGAATGATGGAACGGGCGGAACTGGCTTTGCAGTAGAACTCTTGATTCTCTGCCGCAGATATCACCACCGTGGATACCTGCAACAGATATCGCCGCTACCTACAAGCTGAATGAAGACACTGGCTGAGCACAAGGCAGACGGCACATTCCGTGCGGACAGGCATGGCGACTACGAGCCACCAGATGGCGTGCCTGTCGCTCCTGACTCAATGACTGATGCGGCTCGCGAGTTGTTTGAACAGCTCGCTGAGTCGCTGGCTGGTAGCGGTGCTGCGTGCGAGCAGGACTCGCGTGCACTCGCTGAGTTGTGCGAGCTGACGGTTGAGGTGGGGCGACTTCGCGACATCATTAACGATGAGGGCTACACGTTCGTGACGAACAACGGGAACGTGATCCAGCGTCCTGAAGTCGGGATTCTGAACCAGAAAACCGGCCACTACATCAAGCTGCTGCAACAGTTCGGGATGACTCCGAAGGGCCGTGTTGGCATCAAGTCGACTAAGACTGAGAGCGATCCGCTGGCCGAAGCGTTGAAGAAGCGAGGGGAGCAGGTCGGGTGAGTATACTCCTTACATCGATCCTGACCGTCAGCGTGTGGAACGCTGAGTTCCGATTCCGCTAGCTAATCCGCATGGCGAGGGATCACGGTTACTGCGTTGAGCAGTATTGCAGCGGCGTGCTCGACGGGTCGATCATTGCGAATCGATACGTGAGTCTCGCTGTGCAACGCCATCTCGCCGATCTTGAGCACGCTGATGCTCGCGGCTACTACTTCGACGAGCACATTGCGAGGCAGCACTGCGAGTTCGTCGAGAGCTGTTGTTGCCACGTTAAAGCCGAGTGGGCCGGCAGGCCGTATCTGCTCAGTCCATCGCAGCAGTTCATACTCTGGAACCTACAGGGCTGGCGACGCAAGGACGACGGCACGCGACGATTCCGCAAGGCGTATATCTGTTGCGGACGAAAATGGGGCAAGTCGCTGTTCGCGTCGGCGATGGCGGCTGACCTGATCGTTTTCGACACACCGATTGAGCCGGGTGCCGAAGGCTTCTCTCTCGCGACCACTGAGGAACAGGCTCACCTCGTTTACGACGCCTTTGCGGAGATGGTCAGTCGCTCGCCGTCGCTCGGCAAGCGGGCAACGGTCATCGGCAGCAAGACGACGTTCAAGGCTGAGCCGTGGTTTAACTCGTTCTTTCGTCCGCTCGGCAGCAACAGTAAGAGTAAGGATGGGCTCAATCCGCACTTCGTCGTATTGGACGAGCTGCACGAGTGGCGGAAGCACTATCGCAAGCTGTGGGAAAAGATGACATCAGGTAGCGGCTCACGACGGCAGCCGCTAACAATGATGATCACAACCGCTGGCGACGAGCTATCTGTCATATGGATAGAGCAGGACGAGGTAGCAACCAAGACTCTCGACGGAGTGGAGACAGGCGAGTATGGGATCAATGATGCACTGTTTGCGTTCGTGGCTCGGATTGATTCGGATGATGATCCGTATGACGAGTCGTGCTGGCCAAAGGCCAATCCCAATATGTTTGAGTGCTTCAGATGCGGCACGCCTGAATGGGCTAGTGGTATCGGCACCCCTAAGATTGGATATCTCCGTGAGCGATCCGACGAAGCTCGGCTCACCGCGAACGAACTCAACAGTTTCAAGCGGTACAATCTCAACGTTCGTGTCAGCAGCACAGAAAAGCCGATCACGGCAGCGGATTGGAAAAAGGGCGAGAGCGAAGTACCAGAGTTCTTCACTGAATCGTTCGGCGGCTTTGACCTCGGGCGATCTGACGACTGGGCAGCGGCTGCGATCCTGTCTAAGCGAGATGGAGTTGGTGAGGCGGCAACTTGGTATTTGCGAGCCAAGAGCTGGGTTGCCGAAAACGGAACAATCGACCTCAAGCTCTACCCATACCGCGATTGGGTGCGTGCCGGTCTGGTTGAGGTCTGCAGCGGTGACTCGATCGACTACGACCGTATTGAGGATTGGATTTGCTATGCCACACGAGAGCACAACGTAAGAACGTGGGACTATGATAACACGTTCGCGGAAGCGACGGCACAGCGGCTAAGTAATGAGCACGGGATTGAAGTGCATCCGTTTTATCAGCGGTGTGCGACATACAACGAGCCGATGCGTTACTTTCTCAAGGCGAATCGGCAGGGTCGTATCGTTCATGGTGGCGATCCGGTACTCGGTTGGCAGGCTCAGAACCTGGTGATTAAGCGAGATCAGCTTGACCGCTGGATGCCGGCAAAGGTTGAGTCAGAAGGCAAGATTGACGCGATAGTTGCATCGTTCATGGCGATGGGTGGTGCACTGTTTAATGAGTCGCAGCAAGGCGGATTGGTAGTCATTTAGTGGCGTCAGTTACTTACTACAATACGAAGGTTACTGGCAACACGTCGCGAGTTCACGGCAAGTGGGTCGGGTACAATACCGGCAATCGCTGGGACGCAATTGACGCACGGTTCGCCAACGATGGTTCCTCGTTCGGCTGGTCCGCCGGGCCAATGCGGTTTTACGCACCACAGTTTGCCAATGGTGTGGCAGTACTGGAAGCGAACAACAGGTACGACATCTTCAGTCGTTCGGCGATCACGACGCCGGCGATGGAGTTTGCGATCACGCCAGAGAACGTCAGTGCCGTTGCTGGCCGGATCGATGAGAATAACCCATCACAGGTTTGGTATGATAACGCGTGGGGTCCGGGCCTGAGTCTGCGATACACGGTCTGGCATGGTCGGGCTCCGCGAGTCACCCGTGAGGCCGTGATTGATCCGCAGCTATGCCCGCAGGGTCGCGATTTGCAGGCAAGTTGGCTTGTGCGTTCCCCGCGAGCACTCACATTGATCGACGGGGCTCGCCCGAAGAATCCGGACGGCAGCGACTGGACTGGCTCGCCGGGCGACACCGCCGAGATTCCGACGACGGGAGCGGCGATCCACTACTTCGACGGTCAGGCTGATCCCGTGCGAGGCAGCGGATTCAAACCGCCGAAAATCTGGTACTGGGATAACATCGACCCGGCAACCGGAATCGGAACGCTCGTCAGTCAGCCTGCCACTGTGACGGCCACGATCGTCACCGCAGACACGATCCGCCTGACCAAGACGATCCCGGCAGTACTTGTGCTCGCTGCCCGAACTGCTGGAAGCCTGCTGATCACTGACGATGTGCAGACGATCTATCCGGATCCGAATGTTGAAGTGACGACGTGGGATGGTCACGTTGGTGCTTACTCTGGCGATTGGGCGACTGTGATCAGTAAGTCTACAGTCTCAGCGTATTGTAATGACTATCAGGCAACAGCAGGCGTAACGTGGGATCCATCAGGTTCTGCCACTCATTACCGGTTTATCTCGCTATTCGACCTGGCTGCGGTTTCTGGGACGGTCTCTGCTGCTTCGTGGCACGCAATGCGAACAGGCGGCTATAACCGCTCGTGTAGGCTCACGGCAGCAACGACAGCAAGCAACACAGGATTTACTGCCAGTGATTATCAGAATACGTACCTCAATAACGATACGTCTCTGGCAGACGCGTTTCTGCTCGATTCGACTCCTGTGAGCTTGAACGCGACCGGAGTGGCTGCGGCACAGTCCGCTGTCGGCGGAATTCTGAAGCTCTCGTGCCGTGCTGCCGAGGATTACATTGGTGCAACAGTCGGGCCAGCTGGCGGCGACACGACGTATCTTTACACGGCAGACTCTGCAAACGATCCGTACATCGAAATCACGACAGCAGCGGCGGCATTGACGTGTCATTCGTCTGCATGTTCATTCCAATTTGGCATCTGTTTGAGGTGACGCATTGTCTGATACGTTTTCTGATTTCCCTGTGACTCCGTCATCTCCACCGGATGACGGCTTTTCGATAACGCCAAGTGACGATACCGATTTGACTATCGCAACTCGCGGCATCTATGTCGGAGTGTCTGGCGACCTGAAGGTGATCACGCTGAAGGGGACAACTCTCACATTTGTGGGCCTCGCTGCTGGCATTATTCATCCGCTGCGGGTGAAGCGTGTTGTCTCTACTGGTACAAGTGCCACTGACATTATCGGGGTTGTCTAATGAGCTGGCTGAGCCGGCTGTTCGGATTTCAGCCGACGCGAGAAGTCGACATCGTCAAGCTGCGTGACGAGTTCGGGTTGCCGGATCGCCGCGAGGTCACTGCCGAATCGTCGCTCGGCATCCCGCCGCTGTGGCGTGCGTTCAATATCATCTGCGAAGATGTGAGCGGTACACCGTTTCGTGTCTACAAGACGGTCGACGACGATAGTCGTGTGCGTGCTCCTGAGCATCCGTCTCATAAGCTGATTCATCAGCGGTCAGGTCGAACGCAAACGGCAAAGAGCTTGCTGTCATCGATGACGTTTCACGCGTTGCTGCACGGCAACGGTTACGCTCGCATCTGGCGAGACGTCTACAAGTCGCCGCGTGATCTGGAACTGCTCAGGCCGTGGCCGCACACGTATCCCGTTCTTGAGGGCTTTGGTGCGGCACGTCGGCTGTTCTACGTGACGACTCACTACGGCAACTCAGGCGAGATGAAGGCGATTCCTGCTGAGGATGTTCTGCATCTTCACGGTCTGAGCTACGACGGGCTCTGCGGACTGAGTGTGCTCGACATTCTCAACGCGGCGTTGGCTGGTGGCATCGCAACTCAAGAGTACGCAACGCTCTACTTCGAGAATGGTGGCAACGTCAAGGGCTACCTGCAGATGCCCGGCAACGTGCAGCCAGGACAGCAGGATGAGATTCGTCAGAACTGGCGTCGCATGACGACCGGGCAGGACAATCAGCATGGCGTCGCCCTGCTGACCGGCGGGATGGAGTACAAGCAGCTGTCGACCGATGCTGAGCAGTCTCAGTTGATTGACGCTCGAAAGTTTACGATCACTGACGTCGCCAACATCACTGGTGTTCGTCCGAAGGATCTCGGCGATCAGTCTGGAGCTGCGTACAACTCGCTTGAGTGGGAGTCTCGTTCGCATATTCGGCGTGCTATCGGGCCGTGGCTGACTCGGTGGGAAGACGAGTGTGACGACAAGCTGCTGACCGAGCGACAGAAGCGTGAAGACTCTCATCGCTGCAGATTCGATCGCGACTTTCTGATTGAGGTCGGACTCAGCGAACAAGCTGAAGCTGATCACAAATATCGAGAATGCGGAGTGTTGACTCCAAACGACATTCTGAGGCGAATGAACAAGCCCAGTGTTGCGAATGGCGATGTTCGCAACATTCCTCTGAACTGGCAGGATGCTGACAATCCTGTCGATCCAAATGCTGCTAAGCCAAACACGGGAGCAAATAATTGAAGACGATCAGTGCGAAGAAAAACGAAGACGGAACCGGAACTCTGACGATGTTCGGCGTTGTCGGCTGGGATGAGGGGCTGACGTCTAAGGATGTGGCGAATGCTCTCGATCAGGTCGACGGCACGAGCAAGCTGACGATCGTTGTCAATAGCAACGGCGGCGATGTGTTCGAGGGGTACGGCATTTACAATCTGCTCAATTCGTTTGATGCAACGAAGCGGGTTGAGATCGTCGGGGCCGCTATGTCTGCCATGTCAATCATCGCAATGGCTGGTGATGAGATCGCACTGGCCGACTCCGGCATGATCATGATTCATGATCCGTGGACGATTGCCGGCGGGAACGCTGAAGAAATGCTTAACACTGCTGAGAACCTTCAGGCTCATGAAGTTCTGATCGCGAAGATTTATCACGATCGGACCGGCATTGATGAGGCTCAGCTCCGGCAGTGGATGCACGATGAGACGTACTTCTCGACGACGGCAACAGGGAGCGTGCTAAGTGCGTTGGAGCATGGGTTCGCAACTGAGCGAATCGAGAACAAAAAAGCGGCGATGAACTTTGCTGATCCGCTGAAATACTGCCGCAACGCTCCGAAGGACGTTGCGTCACTGATTGAAAATAACGCTGCTGATGCGAGGATGTGGTCGAAGATTGAAAGAATGAAAGCGGAGCGACGGCGTCTCGCCGGATAGTTCTCACACTCAGTCGAGTGTGCCAATAACGTAAGCCGCTGGTGGTAAGCATCAGCGGCTTTTTCTATTGCTACATACACAGTGGGCCGGAAAGGCGATTTTTTTTCAATTCACGGGAGATATGTGCATTGGCACTGAGTATCAAAGAGGCACTGGAAAAACGCGGCGAAGTCGAGAACAAGATCGACGAGATTCTCGACCGTGCTGATCAGACTGGGAAGCTGTCTGCGGAAGACGAGCAGCTCTATTTTAGCCTGATGGACGAATCGAAAAGCCTGAAGGCTCACGCGGATCGACTGAAGGAACGTGAGGACGTCAAGGCTGACGTTGCCGATATCGTTGATGAGGCACGGTCTGTCGGGCTTAAGATTGCTGATGAAGACATTCAGGCCAGAGCTTTTGCGGCGTGGATGAAGTCGAACTCGCCGTCAGCAAGCGGGCTGCGTGGCACGATTAACGACGCTGATCGCAAGGCTGCGAAAGAGTGCGGCATCGCTCTTGATGAGACGGAAGCTCGATTCCCGCTGCTGTCTCGTGCTCAGGCTCGTGCCGCGATTGCACGTCATCGCAACGAGGTTCTCGGCCTGTCGCGGCAGACTGACGGCGGCGGCGGCATGTTCATCAGCGAGACGTTCATCGGGGCTCTTGAAGTTGCGATGCACGCCTATGGCGGCGTGCTGCAGGTTGCTGACGTCATCCGTACGCCTAACGCGAATCCGTTTTCGTGGCCGTCGTTTGACGATGAGTCAACGAAGGCGACTCGGACGAAGGAAGGTAAGGCGGTCGGCACTGCGACTGATCTGGCGTTCCAGAAGACTAGCTGGGGTGCTCACAAGTATGAGTCTGGCGTCCTGAAGGTGACGTACGAAACTCTGCGAGATGTGCCGCTCGATCTGCCGGCGTTGATTGGTGCTGCGTTTGGCGAGCGGTTTGGCCGCAAGCAGTCGACTGACATGACGACTGGCGACGGTGCGAATGGTCCGCAGGGGATCGTCACTGGTGCTGTTGCTTCTGGTATTACTACTGCCAGTGCGACTGACATCACCTTCGATGAGCTTGTTGACTTGATCCACTCAATCGATCCAGCGATTCGCGGCATGGGCTGCGGGTTTATGTTCAACGATGCGGTCGCGAAGATTCTTCGCAAGAAGAAAGACTCGACCGGGGCGTACACGATCTGGCAGCCGTCGACTGTCGCTGGTATGCCTGATGTGATCTTCAACTACCCGATCTACTACAACTACGACATGGAAGATCCTGCTGCTTCCAAGAAGTCGGTGTTGTTCGGCAAGTTGTCTGCGTACAAGGTGCGTCAGGTCGGTCAGGTGCGAAGCTACCGGGCTGATGAGCTGTACCTCGCGGAAGAGAAAGTCGGATTCATGGCCTTCCTCGAAGCGGACGGCGGCATTCTGAATCCGTCAAAGTCGGCTGCTGGTGCTCCGATTAAGTACCTGCTGCAGCACGCCTGAGCTGTGTTGTTTGTTTGTGGGGCGGCAGGTTGTTTGTTTTCTCCTGCCGCTCCTTCTCTCTGCTTTCAATTCCACTCTTGGGAGTGATCTGCTTTGGCTGAATTCGGACTTTTTCGCGAAGAGTATGTTGTCACGCGAGTGAGCAACGCTGCTGCCGCTGGTGCGACGACTGTTAATTCCAGCTCGATTGATCTGGCAACGAATCGCACTGACGCGATTGCTTTTCTGGTGTGCGGCGGGGCTCTTGTCGGTGACGATTACACCGTACAGATTCAGGGTTCTTCTGACGATTCGACGTTTGTCGATATCGGAGACACGTTGGTTGTTGATACTGACAATCACGATGCGATCGTTGAAGTTGTAAATCCCGGCTATCGCTATGTTCGGGCCGAGGTTGCTCGCGGCGGTGCTGGCGTTGTGCTGAATGGCGTCTACGCGATCGAAACTCGCGTCAATGCCAAGACTCCGGCGACTCAGCCGACAGGTACAAACACGCTGGATGTTGTCAATCCGTAGTGATTCAGGGGATGCAAACGCCCAAACGGATAGGCGGTGGTATGAAAAGACCACTCCGGATGCGTAACCGGAACTTATCCCGGTGTGGGTTGCTGGTAACCCAGAGGGGCTCATTCCCCCTCGTTCGCAGGTTCGATTCCTGTCACCGGCACTTGGCTCCGTAGCCGAAAGGTGAGGGAACCGATTGGGTCGCAGGTTCGAGCCCTGCCGGAGCCTCTGCACAATGACCGACTGGAACGAAGAAAACCGAATCTCAATCGTGTCGGCTCCGTCGAATCCGATCACGACAGCGAACGTCAAGACGTACGCTCAGATCGATTACACGACTGACGACAACCTGCTGAGTCAGTTGGCGACTCAGGCCCGCGAGTGGGTCGAGTCGTACACGCGGCGAAAGCTCGGCGAGTACCAGTTAGCTCTGCGGCTCGACGAATTCCCTGCGAAGGGCATTGAGATTCCATTTCCGCCACTGGTGAGCGTGGACTCGATCACGTACGTCGACACTGACGGAGAGTCGCAGACGCTGGCGACCAGTGGCTACAGAGTCGACTCGGTTGACGTGAATCGCACTGCTCGCATTGTTGAGGCGTACGGCGAGACATGGCCGGCAACACGAGCGACAACCGGAGCTGTCACGGTGACGTTCACCTGCGGATGGTCGAGTATTCCGCAGACGGTGCTGAACTCTGTCTACGACTACACGCGGTCACTGTATGACGATCACATGCCTGAGATTCCGAAGTTGGAACTCTGGCTGCAGCCGTACGTGAGCCACCGATGGGGATAAAGCAGAGACGCGGGCGATCGTCGGTGACGTTTCAGAGTGTGTCGACCACTCAGTCGAGCAGTGGCGAGTACGCGAAGACGTGGAGTACGTACGCAACTCGGCGATGCACTCTTGATCTACAGCCGGGCAGCGAAAGCTCGACTAGCGGCACGAATCAAGCTGCGACTTCCGCGACGATTTCGGTCCGCTACGTCAACGGGCTGGACGCAACAATGCGGGCAGTTGTCGGTGGTCGGACATTCGAGATTGAGTCGGTCACTCCTGTCGACAATCTGAAGCGTGAGCAGGTCGTTGAGCTGCGGGAGCTAGTGTAGTGGCGACTGGCCTTGTCGGACTGTCGCTGATCGGTGAGAAGGCGTTGCAGCGAAGGCTGAAACGACTTCCGGTCGATATCCGCCGCAAGGTCGTCCGCTCAATGATGCAGGGCGGCGGCACAGTGCTCGCCAAGTTTGCCCGGCGAGAGGCTCCGGTTGGTGCAGGCAAGAAGCCGGATGGATCAACGCGACAACATCTCAATCAGGTCATCATTCGCCGCGTCTCACGTAGCGGCCAGTCTGTAGCGGTCGGGCCGATCTACAAGGCAGCTCCGCACGATATTCTCGTTCACGACGGGACTAAGCCGCACTCGCTCGGCAAGCTCAAAACGAAGCTGGTGTTTGCACCCGGACGCGGTCGCAAAGGCGGCATGAAGAAACTGCGGATCGGTCAGGCGGACGGCCCGCAGCATCCGGGATCAAAGCCGAATCCGTACATGCTCAGGGCTATGGATAAAGCACAGGCGGCAGTATTCGCGAAGGTCGCGAGTGTCGCTGAGAAACGGATTGCGAAGCTCACTGAATGATTCACCACGACCTGCGAACAAAGCTGCTCTCCGACTCGGACATCACAAATCTTATCGGCACTCGAATCCTTCCGCTGCATGACAAGCAGTCATCTCCGTGGCCGAAGATTCTCTACAGGCTAGTCAGCGAGCAGAATGACTACTCAGCCGGCGGCAACACAGGGCCGACTGAAGACGTTATTGAGTTCGACTGTCAGGCTGAGTCGTACGACACAGCCAAGCTGCTCGACGTTCTTGTTGCTGACAATCTCGACGCGTTCCGTGGGCAGGCTGGAAGCTCATTTATTCAGGGCTGCTTCACTGAGAACGTCGCCGACGATGTTTATCAGATCGGCGAAGGCGGCGACGGCTACATATACACCGTCACGCGGCAGATGAAAGTTGTCTATGGCTGATTGCGTTGAGCTGAAATTCAAGAGTCAGTCGGGTGACGTTCATTCGCTGCAGGTTGCTGAGTTGCTTGAGGTTGATGGCCTGCCTTTTGTTGGCGGTGAGATACAGCAGCAGCTCGATCGAATTGAAATGCAGCTCAGTCGGCTTTGTGTCGTTGTTGCTGATAACGAATCTGAATAGGAGATCGTGCCGCTGAATGGCAGGTGGTCGTCTTGTTTTTGGTACTGACGCAAGTGATTCCTATCTGGCTGAGATTCTCAGTGTGAACTGGTCTGGACTGTCTCGGCAGCCGGTCGATCAGACGCACACGGGTACGGCAGATAATTACATGGTCTT